CCTGTCATTCTCAGGTGATTGCATTTTGGTTCTTTGTCTTTTAAATATTTTACTAGTTGCTGATGTTGTTCCTAATTCAGTTGCAGTTTCTAATCTTGTATTTGAATGAATACTTTGAACAATTTTTGTAACTGTTGTATTTGAATCATCTTCAAAAGTAATTTGATCTCCAATTTTTAATTCACTTAAAAATCTAGTTGCAGAACCTACTACAATATCTGCCTGATCGATAGGATCCTCTAATCCGATAGCATTAACTAAGTTACCCGTTTCAGTTGCGTCCTCTAAAATAATTGAATCGCCTTCACTATCTAAGACTAGTGGATCACCATCAGCCGACACTTGATGACCATCCATAACGATACTACCTGATGAAGTATCAGGATCAACAGTAGATATAGTTCCTGATAATTGTTTTACATCACCAAAGGTTTCAGTTAAATTTACATTAGATGTATAGACAGGACTACCTGCCATAGAAATACCTTTAGTTTGACTAAACTCTTTTGTTTCAAAACCTTTACAACCATAAGAATCAAATTGTAATACTGCCGTGCTACTAGATGAACCACCTGTGCAAGTCTCACCTTCAACAAATTCACCTTTTACATTTGATAATATAACGATTGTGTGTTCAGCAGAACCGTCTGATGTGTAAGCAGAAAAGGTTGAACCATCAACAGCACTTGGATTTTGAATAGCTGCAGTTGATTCTGTAAATAATTCAAAAGTTGTTGCTGATGGATTCTTAACAGTAAAGAAACTGTTATTAACATCAGTCATACCAACAACACTAGAAATTTTTATTATTTGACCTTCAGTAAAGTTATGACCACCACTACAAGTTACAACTGGTGGGATTGCCTGTGTAATACCTGTGATTGTTGCTGCCCCTAGTGATGTTATACTTTCTACTATACCAGTAGCACCTGAAGTACCACCAGTTAGTGTTTCGCCATTTGTGAAAGCACCTGAAGCAGGACCTCTCACATTTAAATGAGAGAACATTACTACATCAAAAAGATAATGTTTGTAAGTAGTTGTTTTAAGAGACGCAGTTGACATAAAAATGCTAGAAGCAGATCCTGAATTGTGTTCTATACCTCTTGTTTTAGCACGACCAATATCAAAAACTTTACCATCATTATTTGTTTGTGCTGTTCCTCTTGTAGAATGTTTTTCATCTACTAATCTAACTTTTTTATAAACTTCTGTTTCAGCAGATACAAACCCAACATCTGGTGTGCCATGTAATTCTGTAACATTAACAAAAGGTAGTTGAGCAAATCTAGTTATTTCTCCACTCTCTGTTTCAAAATCTCTTGCCTTTTGCATATCGATAAATGTTGTGCCTAGTTTTCTAATTTCATATCCTTTAACATATGCAACACCTTCGCCCATACCAATAGCTAATCTATCTTCAGCAGCTGGGTGACCAGTTGTTGTATTTTCACCTTGTTGATATATTCCACGATTTGTTCCTGATAACAAACTCTCTCTAATATCAATATCAAATGCGTTTACATAATAGTCACCACTTTCATCAAAGGTTCTTCTTGCTAGAGTATCTTCAAGGATGTTATATTCTGTTCTTACAATTTTATTTAAAATGTTACCATGTTCTATTCTTGCTAGTTCAACAAAACTAGAATCAGCAGTTGAATCTAATGATAATTTTGCTAAAGTTAAATTTATTTTGAATCTATGAGCACCAGACGCATTTTCATTTGATGATCCAGTTGCGTTATCTAATAAAGATGTATCATCAGTTGATGTTATAAATGTTTCTGAAACTGTTAAACCAACACGAAAACTTGGGGCATCTGTATATTTTTCTAATATTAAAGTTTGTTTTGTTACATCAACAAAGAAACCATTAATGTAATAAGTGCCAGCATCTATATGAAAAGCAGAGCCAACTGAAGTAGTATCGACCACAGCAGTTTCGCCAGTAGAAGCGTCGCTAGTTAGTGTTTCTCCATCAGTAAAATCTACAGAATCATTAGATGTTCCTGAGTTTTTATATTTTACAAATAAAGTGTCTGGATCAGTACCGTCTGTTGCTACTACATTAACTACTTTTGCTTTTACGCCTGAAGTGCCACCCGTTATAGTGGTGCCTGTAAAATTAGATAATGTTCCTGTTAAAGAAGTTAGTTTGACAGAATAATAATTTTTATCAAAATGTGTTTCGCCAGGAATAACCATAGCACCATGTTGAAATAAATGGTCTCCCATTTTTTCTATTTGGTTTTGTAGTATTGTTTGTTGGGATGTTAGTTCTCTCGCCTGAACAGCAAACGCTGGGCGATACATAACTCTATGAAAATTTTTTGCTTCACTAAAATCATCATAGTAAGGACTAACATTAAAATCAGTTTTTGATGGCATTATATTCCTTTACTTAAAATTCAATAATTAACTTGACATTTTCTGTTTGGTCAGAAGCTCTAGTTATAGGACTTCTTTCTTCAACATAAATTATATCTCCTGAATCGTATGCTAATTCTGGATTTGCATATCCAGAACTAAACCCTACACCGTTTACTGTGTCTGAATTACTTGTGTCTGGTGTTGCACTTGCACTTGAACTTTGTCCTGTGATTGCATTTGCACCAGAGAACGCTGTTAAGTTAGCATTACTATCTATTCCACAATCTGGGAATCTTGTTTGATAGTAATATAAAATTAGATTTGTAGAATCAAACTCAACAACTTTACCTACAGCACCTGTGGATGCCTGATTGATTTCTTCATCGGCAGTAAATGTTCCTGATACTGAAGCAAATTTTACAGCATATATTTGTCGTCTTGTGGTTGCACTTGCAACTGTTGTTGTTCCAAAATTAGTTGGGTCTCTTAATAAACCTATTCTTCTAAAATCATTACCAACACCAATATCTGATGTGCCTTCAACACCTACAAGCGATTTATTTAACATAATAAAGAAGCCACCTAATTCTTGTACAGCGTCTGAGCCATGACCACCTTTTGGTGGAATAATAACATTTAGATTTGCGCCTGATCCAGAACCACCAGCATTTGTAGCAGCGATGATATCAGCGTCTCGTATATATGCAAAAGTATATCCTGTTCCTGCAGTCGTAACAGTTGCAGTTGCAATCGCACCAGAACTAATTGTTACTGAAGCAACACCACTTGAACCATCACCACGAATTGGGATTGCAGAAATAGTTGAACCTGAAGATGTGTTAAATCCTGATCCACCAGCAACAACTAAGATTGTGTCTAACGCACCATCAACGGCAGCAGCTGATACAGTAGAATCTGTTGATACATGAATGAAGTCAGTTGACATAAAATTCAAAGTCTCAGATGAAGTTAAAGAATACATATACTTCCATCTATATCCATCAGATGTTTCGAAAATTGAATTTGATGTTGAAGTAGGTTCTACTGTTGAAGCAGTAGCACCATCATTCTCAATAACTTTATAAACAGCAAAAGAGCTGTTCATTACAAAGAATGTTGAATCGAATAAATTTGTTGCACCACTATTAGCAGCGTTTGATGAACCAATATTATGTTCATACATATCGTAAGTTGTGCCTGTTGTCCAGTTTCTTCTTGGTATTACATGAGACACATCACTTGAAGTTAGTAGTTTAGCACCTAACATATCATCATAGTTATAGAACTCTGAAGTTATATCATCATTAGGTGTTGGTGGAGAAGCGTCAGTTCCCTCGTTGATTGATCTGCCTTGACCGTCAGTATCAGTCGCCCAGGAATGCGATCTTCCTATGAACAAATAATAAGTCGTAGCAGCAGTTTCACTAAATGATTCAACGAACTGCTCGGCATTATTTATTCTGAATTTGTTTGTTATTATTGCTGCCATTTTAGTTTCCCATTAATTAAGTGTTCTTTCATATTATTTATAAGAGTTTACGAAGGCTCTTGGGTGATGTCAGTAGGAAACGCAAAATTATTTCTATGATTTAAATTACTATTAGTTCCTTCTAAATCTTGTAATCTCATAGTTTCTCCGTCAACATTTGTATTCAAAGTTCCTGTAAATCTTAATTGTGCCCAATCTGCTAGTGTTGTACTTGCAGAAATACCAAATTCACTTGCAAGAACACCTGATTCATTTTCTAATCTGATATTAGAATCACCTGTTTCTGTATGACCCTCTAGTAATATACCGTTATTGTGGGCATATCTGATAAAAGGTGCTCTTAAATTTCTTTGTCTTGGACCTGCATATGCAAAACCATTACTTACATCTACATTTCTTACTTTATAACTATTTAAACTATAAAAACTATTTCTACTTCTTTGTTCAGTTTCAATTGTAGTTTCTGGTGATAAATTTAATGCCTTTTGTGTATTTGTTGTTGGATCTCTGTAATCATTTTGAGGTTCAATAGCAACACCTGTTCTTGCAACTGCTGATGATAGTTTAGTTTTACCATCTAACTCAACACCATTACTCATACTTCGTAAACCAACACCTGTTCTTCTATCAAACAATGTAGAGAATAAAGTATTTAATCTCATGTAGATAGGACTATCAACTGTGCCAGAGAATAATCCAGAAGATAGTGAAGCACCAACTGGTTGTTTAATTTGTGCGTCTAATCGTGTTGCAATATTCACTTCTCCAGTTACAAAGAAACCAGAAGGATGAACTGCTTTCTTAATTGAATCTCGCCATTTATCAATCGCCTCTGATACTTTTACAACATAAGAATAATCTTGATAGTATAAACTATCTTGAATTTTTTTTGTAAGTTCTGAAAGTTGTCCATCTTGACTAATGTATCTACCTTTTGTAAATATATTTGTTGCAATTGAAGATGTGCCAGTTAGTGGATCTGATTTCTCTACAACAGCAGTTTCACCACCAGAAAAAGTAACTGTGTCGCCTGCTTCTAATGCGCCTGATGTAACTGTGTATTTTAAAAGAGGTGCTGTAAAATCTACTACTGTTCCTGTTGCACCACTTACATTACTCGTAAATGTTTCATCTTCAGTTATCGAGCCTGACGCTGATTTGACAACAGCATAATGTGGAAACACTAAAGTTGGCGCTGATGTAAAATTAATACCATGTTCAATAATACCTAATGATGTTGCACGACCTATCTCAGCACCGTAAGGTATAACAGTTGCACTTGCACCATCAAAAGTTTCACTTAATATATTACCACCACTTTCTAATTCTATTCTACCTGCACCTGTGCCATCTCCTTCGACAGCAACTGTGGTTTCTTGTTCATCTAAAATATTACCAGTATTTCTTTGAAACTCTAAATGATCTGGTTGACCATCAGAACCAGGGCTACTTTCTAATTCTATAACAGCTAGTCTTTGTAGATTTGTTTGTGATTCTAATCCTAAGAATCTATCACCAACTGTAATCGTTGCAGTAGGTAATGTAGTGTATCCACCACCACTTGCAATCATTCGTATGTCAGTTATATCACCAACACCTGTGCTGTTCTCTTGAACTATTTTATCACCAATCGTTCCTATTCTAGATAAAGAATCTTCTAATATGATATGTTCATCTTCTTCAATATTATAAGGAACATTTAATTGTGATTCTTGATTTAAAATAAAGAATGTATCTGAAACTTGGTTATCATCATCTTCAGCCAATAAATGACCAACTTCATTTTCTAATTCAAATCTAATTTCATTTTCAACCTCTTGTGAAGCAGAATCTAAAAATTTACCAATTGTTCCATCGGCAAAATCTTCTAATAATAAATCACCAGAGCCACTACCTGTAATTGTTCCTGATTCTAATTCTACATGAATAGAAACACTTCCTGTTTCTGGTGCAAAACCACCACCAACAACAGCAACTTTTGCTTCTGCTGTTCCTGAACTAAAAGTAATTGTATCACCTATCTCATATCCTGTACCAGCAACATTAACAATAACTTCATCAACACCACCACCAGATATATCATCTACTTGGATACGAGCACCAGTTCCTGCACCACCTGATATTGTTGCTTCATCGCCTACTGTTAAAGTACCACCATCATTTGTAATTGAACTTGAAGAAACAGCTTGACTGATTGTTAAATTTATGAGATTATCAGAATCTAGATTACTAATACCTGAAATTGTTTGACCATTTACAAAAGTTCCAGTCGTTGTTTCTGCATTTATTTCTACTTCGGTTACAACTATTGAGCCTTCTTGAAATCTTGTAATATTTTCTACGATTGCTGTGGCAACATTGATTGTTGCATCGGCAGGATCATTTGACTGTGTGATTACTTGACCAATTAAAAATATAGGATTGTCAATTGCTTGTGCTGTTGTTTGTGTGCAACGAAGAAAATTATTTGTAGAAAATTTACCATCAGATACTCGCAACATATCAACTGATGGTTTGTAGATTTCTGAATTTTCATTAAACAGTAATCTAAAAAATACTTGATGAGCTTTATCAGTACCTTTTGATCTATATAATGATTTTACATTTTTAATTAACTTTCTTCTATTAACAGCACTATCAGTATTTGTGGGAATACTATTAAGAAACTCTTCCTTCATTTGTGTTAAGAAGTCAGATATTGTGTGATCTGGATCAGAGTAATTTAAAAGTTGTTGTATGTTCTCAATTGGATTTGCACGATACTTACCCACAATACCAGTCGCACCTGATGTGGCACCTGTTACAGTTTCACCTGTAATAAAACCATTGTTAGCAGATATTATGTATTTTGAATTAGTAAAATTTTCAGATAAAATTGTTGCTGTTGCACCTGACGTAGCGCCTGTAATAATTTCTTTCTTTTGAAATGTTCCTGAAAATGTGTTTTCTTCTTGAACAAGTTTATCATTAGCATCTAAACCAAAACTATCTGTTCTTTCTAGTAAAGCAAAATTATCAGTTGTTCCTTCACCCTCTAAAAGAATATTATCAACAGCAGTAAAAGATGATATTTGAAGTTCAGCAGATTCTAAAAAAAGATAGTATGAGGATATAAACTCGGCAAATTTAGGATGATCTTCTAAGACAAACTCAGGTAATTGTTTTTTTACTAAGTTTGATACTTTTCTTTTATTCGTTTTTTTAAATGTAGTCATTGTTATCCATTAGTATGATGAATAACTACTAGTGGTTGTATAAGTTGTTCCTGCCTGTGAAGATCCACTTTCTACAACATCTATATCACCATTTATAGTTGAGTTTGCCGTATCTATTTGTAATACCTGATTACGAACAGGCACAATATCATTAGAATTAGGAATAGCAAATACTCTAAACAAAGTGCTAGCAACACCATCTATATTTGAAATACTTGTAATATTTGCTGATGTTAATACTACCTCACCAGTTGAATAATTTACAGTACCAAAAGATGAACTCGTATATATTCTTGTAGTGCCACTTAAATAATAAACTCTTAAATTACCTGCACCATCGTCATCTAAAAAATGTTCATTCGTAGAACTATCGTTATTAATTTTAAAACCAGTTGATGATATCACACCACCGCCACTTGCATTATGACCACTATGTGGATTGTAAAATGCGTTATTAAATGATACTGTATATTTGAGTGATGAGTTTAAAGTAGGTGTAATTGTTTTATACATTTTAACAGTTGTAATATTACTTAAAATAGATGTATCAGCCTCGTTGATTAATTGTAGTAATTTAGAGTATCTAAAAACACCTGTAAAGTTTTCTAGTGTATCATTGTTATAAGTCGCTATTGCTGCTAATACATTTGTTGCAAGTGTAGTAGAATCTTTTGTTGTTGCAGTTGTATCATATTTAAAAGTTGTATCTAATGTTATAAAAGTTGTTTCTGGATCTATAATCGCAGGTCTCACAGAAGCAACAGCAAACTGTTTAAGACTATTAACAATACTTGCTTTTGTAGATTCTGTTAAATTAGTTCCTGATTTTGCTTTGATTGAAATAAAAACTTTACCATACTCTGGTGTGGCAGCATCCTCGCCACCATAAACTTGAACTGCTTGAGCATTTGCATACAGTCTTTTAACTAAAACTTTATAATCATCAGCTGTAACTGCTCTATCTTGTGATGTATAATCTCTTGGTGCATTATATTTAATTGATGTAATCGATTCTGGATCAGCACCGCCACTTGCATTATCAACTGTTGTAATAGTTGCATTTGAAAACCCACCTATTGTTCCACCTAGACTAAATGTTGTAGCACCGTTTGCCTCTGTTCTATTTGTATTAATGTAATCAAAAATAATTATGTTACCATCAGCGACTGTTTTTCCTAAAACACCATCACCAAAATAAACTTCGAATCTACCATTTTCAACTTCTTGTAAAAAATAAACTTTAGATGTAGAATCTAATCCTGTGATACCGGTTGCAAGAGTGTATGTGTTTGTTGTAGAATCTGAACTAGATTCTTGAACTTTAACAGTTAATGTGCTTGTGTCAACATTATTATTTGGTATAATAAATCTTTGGTCTATATCAGATGTGTTTACTGTATATTTAAAATTTAAATATGTGCCTTCAAAAATATCTACATTACTAAACTTATAAACACCATCAACAGGTGTAATACTAATATCAGCATTGTTTACAAAATTGTATGCTGTGCCATCGACAGTAGTTGTAAATTGTGTTCCTCTTGACATAGTGAGTGTAGCGCCTGTAGCGTTATTGACAACGACATCAATTTTTGCTTGAGAAGCTATAGCACTTGTTGGTGTATAACCTACTTGTTTTGCTTTTGATACTACACTTGCTCTTACATCAGCACTATCTAAAAACATTTCATTTGCTAACATATTAGCATTGAATCCCATATAGTGTGTGTTGTATGCTAATATGTCTAAAAGAACTGACATACCAGAACCTTCAAAGTCATAATCTCTAAACTCATCTTGTTGTGATAAAAAGTTTTTTAAGTTTGCTTTTATACCGTCAAAATCTAATTCTGATATTTCTAATTTTGTTGCCATTCTATCTTAATCTTTCTAAAAATGCTTCTACATCAACTCTCTCTGGAGTGTTTACAACGAAAAAAGATATTGAAGCTCTATATCCATTTCTTTCAATAAACGGTTGCACATTTATTTGAACTAATCTTGCTCTAGGTTCAAAGTTTTTTATTAATAAATCAATCTGTTTAGAGATTGCATGGGTCATTTGTGGAGTGATATTTTCAAACAACATCGCTCTCAGATTAGAGCCAATCTCAGGATGAAAAGGTCTCTCATAATGATTAGTGTTGATTAGATTTCTAACACTTCTTTTTACAGCCTCAATATCTGAAAGTTTTTGAATATCTTTTGTAGCAGAATTTATTTGAAAATCTAAATCTAAATCACGATAGATTTTAGCACTTCTTTTACTTTCATTACTTTGAGTTGCGTCATACCTTGACATTTATAATCTCTCCTTTGGTATATTTATATTCTATCCACCAACATTTACATCACCAGATCCACCTACTCTAGCATGACCACAAGTATCGTCATCAGTTGTTCTGTTTACAGCAATACCTTCTGCCTTAACAGTCGAGGATCCATTTGATGTTGACCAAGCACCAGCTGCATGAACACCTAAACCGTGTCCTGTACCTTTTGATCCATTAACAGAAAGTAGTTCACCATTACATCTTACGGATGATTGAGGAACAGAATTAATTTTTCCTCCTGCAGAGTTAGAATCACCGTTTCTTTGTGCTGCTGGCATTATTTTTTCTTCTTAGTTACTTTTTTCTTTTTTATAACAGGTGCTTTTTTCTTTTTAGGTTCTTCAACTTTTTTTTTCAAACCTAATAGTTCTAAAATTTTCATTTACTTGCCTTTTTCTTTGTAGCCTTTTTTGTTTTCTTAACTGGTGCTGAAACCTCTTCAACAACAGGTTCTTCAACGATTGGTTTTTGAACTAATGCTGGTTTAGTTACTTCTAATCCTTGCATATCAACTTTACCTTCGCTGATTAATTTATTTCTATTTTCAAGATGTTTAGGTTGAATCTTTTCCTTATTGCCACCATTGTATGCAACAGCATGACCTTCGCCCATAAGTTTAGCTGTTAGTGTATCACCATCATTAAGTCTAAAATCACCTAAGATACGACCAAACTTACCTCTCATTTCTTCGTTACCATCACCTTTAACTTTTGATATTAAAGTTGAATCAGCACCGAGTAGATGTTTTACTCTTTCTTTTGCAGCTAGACCAAAAATCTTCTCAACAGGATCACTAGTTCTTGATTCAGGAGTATCAATGCCCATAATTCTTACTCTTTCATCATTGAGCCAGATACCAAAACCTAAGTCTATGTCGATATCAACGGTATCACCGTCAACAACTTTTCTAATTTTGCATTTATACTCGTACATTTTGATTTTCCTTTATTTTTTACATAAACTATTTATAAGTGCTTTACAAAACCTTTAAAATATTGTATAATAGAAGAAAAATTTTATGATTCTAAAGAAAAAGAACAAAAAGCGAACAAAATCTCTCAAACAAATTCTAGGAATGAAGATCATTTCAATAAAAAAGACAATTATTCCACAAAATCGCAAAAAATAAAGGGTTTTTTACCATTTTTCTCTTGACATTACGCCTTTTTCGTGTTAGCTTATACATAATGAACGAAAAAACGCAGAAAATAAGGGTTTTTAAGACAGCGACAGAGTGCGCCCCTAAATTGTTGAAAAATAAAGGTTTTATTCCACATAATAATCCATTTTTTTCTTGCAATATGCTTTTTTTCGTGTATAATGGACACATATTAGAAAAAAAGTAAAGGAAACTATATTATGAAAAATGTAAAACCATCAGAAAATATTAAAGACGGTATCGCAAAACTGATTGCAGCTTCGATTGAAGATTACAATGAGTTTTGTGATAATAAAAATATGCAAGAAGAATTTGCTAACTCATGGTCTGTAAAAGAAGGGCAAAAGTTTATCAAAGTTTGTGCTAAACATTCTGTTCATTCTTTTATAGTGAAAGAAGATATGTTCACACCAGGGGGACAACCACGTTTTAAGAAAGGTGATGTTTTAAAGGCCGCAAGTTGGGCTGCACCTGCGTTAAATCAACCAAGAGGTAATGTACTTGAAGGTAATTACCCAATGCAATGGACTGGTCCATTATATTTAAGATAGTCGAAAGGAAACTATATTATGAAAAAACTACAATTTAACAATCTTGACTTGATACTTGACTGGATCAAAGAACCAAGTCATAAGGAACATTTGTTCCTTTTAGAAGCTGCGATTGCAAAAGCAAAAGGCAGCGCTAAGTCTGAACTTTCTATTGGTCAGAAAGTTTCTTTTGGTAGACCTAACGGTCGCCAACACATTGGTATTGTTGAGAAAATCAACATATCAAAAGCTGTTGTAAATTGCAACGGTAGTAAATGGCGTGTGCCATTCTCTATGATGAAAGAGGTTGCTTAATGAGTGCCTTCTTATCTGTAATTGGTATCATATGTATGATACTTTCTGTGGGGGCCATTGACGGCCCTACACTAGAAACATCAGGCAATAATTTTGTTTTATGTTTTGTACTTGCAATCGTAGGAATCATGTCAATGTTTCTTGCACTAATAAATCAATCAAAGGAGATTAAATAATGGGAAAAGTGAAACAATGGGCACAAGATTGTGCCGAAGAATATCTAGACAATCTAGAATCAAAAGTAAAAAGTAGAACTATCTCTGTCGACCAGGCAGTTGATATGGCTAAAAAATCAGATGTTGATTTTGCCTTAATAGGTTTTGATGAATATGATTTTGAAAATGATTTATACTGTTATCTTTCAGATTCACTAAATCAAAAAGGCATGGAGGTATTACAATGATAGACACTAATCAGATCATGAGCGAAGTAATGGTAGATAATACAGTTGAGACTATTGCAAGAATGGATTTAAAACAAAGAGATTTGTTTATTGAAGTTTTATCAGATAAATGGCCTGAACTCGCAAACAAATTATCAGTTAGTATTGAAGCAAATTTATTAGAAAAGGATAGTAATTATGATTATTAAAATAGAAGATGATGTAACCGTAACTGGAAAATTCGGTGCGAGTACAAGATATGGAAAAATAACTGACATATCAATTGCAACAAAGACCGGTGATCCTGCAGGTGAATTAGGAACACAAATAAGTGAATACGATACTGAACTTAATTATCCAGGATCGATTTCATATGTAACCGAGAACGGTGACCAGTATTGGGCATACTTCTCACAAATTGAAAAGGACATATAATGATAGGTGAAGAAAGATTTATTACTGCTATATTAACACAGGCAGTTGAGGATGCTTCTTATACAGGCAAAAGTAAAAAGTATTTGAAACATAAAGTTGACGCCATGGATTGGTTATTAAACGAAGATAATGAAGATCATGATGTCTTTATAAATTACTGCACTATGATAGGCGTATCGCCATCTAGAGTTCAAAACAAAGTTAGAGTTCATTTGAATCCAAAACTAACAACAAAACAAAAAACAATTATGAAAGGACTACATTAATGATAGATTACAAATTTAATGAGAATCAAATAATACATGATATTAAAACTTATGTTGACAAAACATATGATTCACATTATGCACAAACTAAAAACTATCAAGCGACTGAGATTATTATAGATCAAGGTCATGGCACAGGTTTCTGTATGGGCAATATTTTAAAGTATGCTCAAAGATACGGCAAGAAAGAAGGTCGTAATAAAAATGATCTAATGAAAGTGATACATTATGCAATCATACAATTATCACAAGATCATTATAAAAATGATTCGCCTTTACAATCACCATTGATTGAGAAGTATAAAAATGTTTAAGTTTATTCTAGGTATGATTGTCGGTGGATTTATTGTACATATGAATCCTGATATACTGATAGACATACTTGCTTTTCTTCTATCCAAGCTAGCTTAGCTAGCCTCTTAGAAGGACGCACATGACTACTTATAAAAAATAAGATCCTCATATTTGGGGGTGTAGTTCAGTTGGTTAGAACGCTTCCCTGTCACGGAAGAGGCCGAGGGTTCGAGTCCCTTCACTCCCGCCATCTCATAAACGCATAGTAGCTGTATAGGACTAACAACACAAACCGATGGCAAAGTCATCTATATATTTGTGAATGAAAGGAATACTATGCAATCAATTATACAATTCTTCACATCAATGGGTAAAGTTTTTAACGGCACTAATATTGATAATGTGAATCCAAATCTTGTTCGCTACTTCCGAACTGAATATGGCTCAGGGTGGAAAGACGAGCTCAATTTTCACATATACAACATCAATCAAAAAAAAGG